TGATGATAGTTGTGGGGTCGCCTAGTGATGATAGTTGAGGGCTCGCCTACGAAAAAAAGTTAAAAAAACTATTGACAAGGCCCTTTTATGCGTAAATAAAGGGTGTAATGACCACAATACGCACAAAACACGGTACTTACCAAGCTTCTTTTACACATTTTAACAAAAGATTTAGAAAAACTTTTAAATCTAAGCTAGAAGCTGATAAATATGAGTTCGATGTACGACATTTAGGTGTAGACGTCGACGAAAACAACATACCAACCCTTGAAGATGTGTCTTGGGAGGTATTTGACGAGAAATGGGCTAATACACCTAATGAAGTAGGACGTAGAGCTCATATTCGTTGCTTTACTGGTTTCTTTGGACATAGATTCAAGATCAATGAGCTAGATAATAGTCAATGTAAGAAATATGTAGGGTGGCTGAAGAACACAAAAAGAAACTCACAGTCCACCATAAACGGCAAGATATCAGCCCTCACGGTTGTTTTAGACCACGCTGAAGAGAATGGATACATTACTTCTGTTCCTAAGCTTAGAGGACGTAAGAAGCCCAACAATCAATGTCTTGAGTACATATCTGAAGAGGAAGAAGCAATCATTGTTCCTTTTATGCTGAACCACCACCTAAAAAGTATGAATGACTTCGGAGAGTTTTGGTGTTGGTCTGTAGATACAGGCTTCAGACCGAGTGAAAGTCGTCGTCTGACGAAAGCAGATGTATATCTAGATGACAGTGGTCGCCACGTTGCTAGACTACGTAAGTCTAAGACTAACACTTGGAGAGTTATCCCACTCACTAATAGAGCCCTAGCTATGTGGAATAAACAAACTCACAGAGAAACACCTTGGGGTCACATAGGGACGACTCAGATAGCTAACTGTTGGGAGCGTGTGAGGGCTTACAGAGGCCGTACAGGCGATCCTAGCTACAAAGCATACTTAACTAGACACACTACAGGTAGTCGCCTTGTACAACGAGGTACAGACTTACCTGTAATTAAAGAAATTTTGGGACATACAGACTTGACAAGTACTCAACGGTACGCAAAGGTCAGCCCAACTAACTTATTCAACGCAATAGATAAACTTAACAATAAATAAAATTATGGCACAATCACAATTCCTAGATATAACAGACGAAACAGAAGGTCAAAGAATCCACAACTTTTTAAAGTGGGCTAATCGTAAAATAGAAGAAGAACTCAGAAAAGCTGAACTGGAGGACATAGTCACACCACGAAAGCGTATCCATAAAATGGACAATGAGGAGAAAATAGAGTATGTAATGAAAGTAGAAGAACTAAGAGCATCCTACAGCACTCATCAAGCTTGTAAGAAAGTTGGCATATCGCCATCATCATACGCAAAGTGGAAGAGAGCACTCATTACAAATAAATAATTTATGACTAAACAATTAGAGCAAAAGGAACTTAATAAAGATATGCAAGTTCTCGGCTTAGGACGTTATCGTTCTAGGAATGAATCAGCAAAGAATAGAGACGCTGAAGTCGATACTAAATATGGACAGAGGCTAATGCGAGCGTCACTACCTGTGTATGCTAACGCTATAGAAGACTGGTTTAAAAACACAGTTAGTACATATAAGAATAAAGCTAGGTATCACATTGATTGTGATGTCCTAGCCCCTAAGCTTGTAGCTTTTGTAGCTATAAAGAGTGTGCTTGATTGTATATCTAAAAAGAATCCCTTGTCTTCTGTTGCTCACTCTGTGGGTGCTCATATAGAAGATGAATGTCGTTGTCGTTTTCTGTTAGATAATAACGAAGAGAAAGGCAGTGGTATTCTGTTAGGTACTAAACGTCGTAAAGGTAAAGCCGCAAAAAAGAGACACCTACGAAGCTCTATGAAACACGAAGCTGAGAAGGGGTTGATGAAAGAGTGGATACCTTGGTCGCATAGAGATAAACTTAACTGTGGTTTACATATGGTTGAGATACTACGGTCGACAACGTCGTTGATTGAATATATTTATCTACCAAACAACAAACGTTCTAAGAAACCTACAAGGTACGTAACAGCTACTGAGAGTACTCTTAAATGGATTGAAGACTTCAATGAACACAAAGAACTCCTAGAACCTTTTTGGTTACCCACAACAGAGCTACCAAATGCTTGGACAAATGTTTGGGATGGAGGTTATGAGATAGAAGGTACATCATTACCTAAACTACCTTTTATTAAGACTACCAATATGGATTATCTAAGAAACATAGACCAAGTCTTAGAGAAACCTATGGAAGCAACTAACTTGATTCAACAAACACCTTGGAAGATCAATGAGAAAGTCTTTGAGGTTATGAAGTATTGTTGGAACAACAGTATAGAGGTAGGTGACTTACCTAGTAAAGAGAACGAAGCACTACCACCTATACCTACAGACTTTAAAACAAATCCAGAAGCCAACAAACAATGGAGACAAATGGCGGCTCGTATCTACAGTCATAGGCTGAGTACAACAAGTCGTCGTTTACTTGTAGCCAAGGTATTGTATGTAGCTGAGAAGTTGATTGGTAGTAGATTCTTTTATCCTAGCCAAGTAGACTTCAGAGGACGCATCTATAATATACCTAGCTTTCTAGGAGTCCAAGGGCCAGACATGAGTCGTGGTCTATTACACTTCTCTCGCTCTGTTCGTATCAAGAATGATGAGGATGCAAAATGGTTAGCTATCCAAGGAGCTAATACATATGGTAACGACAAGGTTACATTAGAGGAGCGTGTAGAGTGGGCAAAAGGTTTTGCTAATACAGCTGATGCTATCGCTTGTAATCCTATGTCTAACGATGAGTGGACAAGAGCTGATGACCCTTGGCAGTTCTTAGCGTGGTGCTTTGAATGGGCTGAGTACTGTGCAACAGGAAAAGTTGTGTCGCATCTACCTGTAAATATGGATGCAAGTAACAACGGACTACAGATCTTGTCTATGTTAATGAGAGATGAGTATGGTTGTTTATCAACTAATGTACTACCTACAGATACTCCTGCTGATATCTATCGTGTTGTATCTGACCGTGTCGTCGACCAATTAAAGAAAGACAGAGATGAAGGTAACCCAGTAGCTCACGATTGGTTGTGCTTTGGTATTGATCGTAAGTTAGCCAAGAGACCTACAATGGTGTGGCCTTACGGTGGTACATTCTATAGTTGTCGTGCCTACGTCGACGAATGGTATCAAGACACACTCAGAAAAACCAAGTGCAACAATCCGTTTGACGAGAGTATGCGTTACAAAGCTACAGGTTATCTTGCAAGACTAACTTGGAATGCTATTAACGAAGTACTTCTTAAACCTAAGGAAGCTATGGAATGGCTACAAGGTATAGCAGTAGAGTTAGCTAAACATAAACTACCTGTTAGTTGGACTACACCTTCGGGCTTTCCTGTACTGCAAGAGTATAAGAAGTCTACGTCACAGAATGTACATAGTCATATCAACGGAGAAGCTACGCACATCAAGTGGCACTCAGAGTTAGAGGACATAAGTGCAAGACGTCAGAAACAAGGCATCAGTCCTAACTTCGTGCATTCACTGGATGCTACAGCCTTGACACTTAGTGTACTTGAAGCTAACAAAGAAGGTATATATGACTTCTGTATGATACACGACAGCTACGGAACTCACGCTACAAACTGCGACTTATTCGGAAAAGTTTTAAGAAATCAGTTTTTTTCTATTTTTAGTGTTGACTTATTACAAGATTTAAGTCATCAATTAAAACATCAACATCCAACTATAACAATACCAGAAACACCAAGCTACGGAACTGCAGACATAAGTAGGGTCTGCCAAAGCAAATATTTTTTCTGTTAACAATATAATAATAAAAATCAATATGAGTAAAACATTAAGCACACCAGTAGGGTCAGCCTACTACCCACGTATCGACACACCAGATACTAAATTCAATCCCGATGGGGTTTATAGCTGTAAGCTACACGTAGATGAAGGCGACTACAATGCCTTCGAATTGACTGTTAAAGATATAGTCAACAAGGCTTACAAAGATGAATGCACTAAGCGAGGAGTAGCCAAGCTTAAGATTGCACCAACAAGCCCAATACGTCAGACTGACGATGGCGAATATGAAATCTATGCCAAGCAAGTAGCCAAGAAGGATACACGCAAAGGTTTATTAGAGTTCAACGTTGCCGTCTTCGACGCTAAGGGTCAGAAACTACAAGAGACCCCGAAGATTGGAAGCGGTTCAAAGCTGAAGATGGGAGTGGAGATCTATCCATACTACACAGACCTTAACGGGTTTGGGTATACGTTACGTCTGAAAGCAGTTCAGATCATTGACCTCGTAGAGTACTCTGCAGGAGATGCCTCAAGTTATGGCTTCTCTTCTGAAGAGGAAGGTTATACAAGCTCGGGCGAAACGTTTAACAACACGTTCGAGAAGGATGAGGTACAGACAGAACAAGCACCGTTCTAAGTATCGCTCTCGATTTGAAGAAAGCATTGCCCTCTCCTTCGAGGAGGAGGGGGTCGTGTTCTCCTATGAAACTCTTAAATTAAAATATGAACAACCTCACACGTACACACCAGATTTTATTCTTCCTAACGGTATTATTATTGAAGCTAAAGGCTATTGGTTACCGAGCGATCGTACAAAGCATAAGTATGTTCGGCAAAGTAATCCACAATATGATATCCGTTTTTGTTTTCAGAATGCGTACAATAGACTTAGCAAGAAGTCGAAGACAACGTATGCTGAATACTGCGACAAGAATGGTTATCTCTGGTGTCATAAAAAGATACCCGAAGAATGGCTGATTTAGAATCTACACTCACACACCAACCTTGCCCCGATTGTGGGTCAAGCGATGCACTCACTGTCAACACAGACGGTTCAACCAAATGTTTTAGTTGTGGTCAATTCACTCCATCAACTAATCATACAACACATATACCAACACAAATGACTAATAATTTTATTAGTGGAGAAGTCGTCGACTTACCCCACAGAAAGATAAACCGAGAAACTTGTAAACACTTTGGATACAAAATAGGTACTCTTAACGGAGAGCCTTGCCACATAGCTAGCTATAGAAATATGGATGGGGCTACAGTGGCACAGAAATATAGATTTAAAGACAAGAGCTTCCGATGCGAAGGTACTCCTCTTTATTTCTTTGGACAGAATTTAGCACCTAATGGTGGTAAGCGTTTAGTTATCACAGAAGGAGAGATAGACGCACTTACAGTTAGCCAAGTGTTCGACAACAAATGGCCTGTTGTTTCTCTTCCTAGTGGAGCACAGTCAGCTAAGAGTACATTTAAGAAACACTTTGAATGGTTAAGTTCTTGGGATGAAGTTGTACTTATGTTTGATAACGATGCACAAGGAATCAAAGCATCAGAAGAAGTATGTAACATCTTGCCCGCAGGTAAATGTAAGATAGCTAAGCTACCACTCAAAGACCCTAACGAAATGCTACTTGCGGGTAAGGGTAAAGAGATAGTCTACTCGGTATACAATGCAAAGGTGTGGCGACCAGATGACATTGTCGATGGTGTTGATATTTACGATCTACTAAAAAATCCCAAAGAGAACCAATCAATCCCTTACCCATTCAACGGGCTCAATACTATGACTCGAGGTTTGCGTAAGGGAGAGATTGTGACTCTCTGTGCGGGTAGTGGTATAGGTAAGTCACAAATATGTAGAGTGATTGCCCACCATATATTAACTGCAACGGAATGTAACATAGGATACATAGCACTAGAAGAATCTTTAGAAAGAACTGCTAACGGAATATTGGGTATTCATATGAATAAACAATTACACCTCGAGCCTCATAGTTTCACAGATGATACGGAGAAGGCATTCAACGAAACTGTAGGCTCGGGGCGATTCTTTATGTATGACCATTGGGGTTCTATGGAAGGAGACAATCTTATAGGACGTATACGCTATATGGCTAAATGTCTAGACGTTGAGTACGTCGTCCTCGACCACCTCTCCATAGTTGTGAGTGGTATAGGCGAAGGGGATGAGCGTCGTATGATTGATAACACTATGACTAAGCTACGTTCCTTGGTAGAAGAAACTAAGATAGGAATGATTCTAGTATCTCATTTAAAAAGACCCGAAGGTAAAGGACATGAAGATGGTGCTGTTACAAGTTTAGCACAACTACGTGGCTCAGCCGCTATCGCTCAACTTAGTGATATGGTTATAGGTCTTGAGAGAGATCAGCAAGATCCCGAAAACAAAAACCAAACGGTTGTGCGTGTACTCAAGAATCGCTTTAGTGGTGAGACTGGTATAGCTACTGGACTACATTACAATTCAGATACTGGAGCTCTTACAGAAACAGTATTAGACATAGAGAACCCATTTTAAAATGAACTTATTTTTTGATATAGAAACAAACGGGTTGACTGATTGGAATAGACAGAGCGACCTAGAGACTGTACATTGTATGGTAATTATAGATGAAGACAACAACGTCTTCAGATATCAGAATCATTCAATGGAGTATGGTTTACAAAAGTTATCTACGGCTGATTGTATTATAGGACATAATTCAATTAGCTTTGATTACCCCGCCCTAAAGAAACTCTATGGATTCACACACGATAACATAGGGGACACTATGATTATGGCTAGGTGTATCTACCCAGATATCAAAGTAAATGACTTGAATGCACAGAGAGATAAATCAATCATAGGCTCACACAGTTTAAAAGCTTGGGGTATACGTATAGGACAACAGAAGTCTGACCACGGTGCTACTGAGGATTGGACACAGTGGTCTCAAGAGATGGAGGAATACTGTGTACAAGACGTTGTCGTAACCAAAGCTATCTACGACTTCCTAATGACAAAGAAACCAAGTCAACAAATGATTGACCTCGAACACTCTTTTGCAAAACTTATGCGAACTCAAGAGTGGAATGGTTTCCCTTTTGACGTAGACAAAGCTGTAAACTTAGCTGAAGAACTTTGTGTACGTCGTGTTGAACTCAAGTCAGAATTAGAAGAAGTGTTTGAACCCACTGTAATTACTATGAAAAGTAAATGGTGGGTTAATCGTAATGGCGATCAGTTTCCTACAAAGAAAGCTATGCTTGAGTCTGGCTACAAAGCAAATGAGTGTTTTGAAGGCGACCATAAAACAAAAGTAATACCATTTAATCCTGCATCAAGAGATCAGATAGCTGACCGATTACTGAAGCGTGGGTGGAAACCTAATGCTTACGAAGGTAAACGACCCGCTATCAATGAAGGTGTTCTTAAAAGTATAAACACACCAGAATCTCTGTTGTTACTTGAGTACTTACTTGTATCTAAGAGATTAGGACAGTTAGTTGAGGGTAGCCAAGGTTGGATTAAGTTAGAAAAGAATGGACGTATACACGGTTCAGTCATTACTAATGGTACTGTATCGGGACGTTGTAGTCATCGTAATCCTAATGTAGCTCAAGTGCCTGCAGTACGTGCCCCTTATGGTACAGAATGTAGAGAACTATTTACTGCCCCTAAAGGTAAAGTATTAGTAGGATGTGACGCATCTGGTTTAGAGCTTAGATGCTTAGCACACTATATGCATCCTTGGGACAAAGGAGCGTATGCTAAGGAGATACTCGAAGGTGACATTCATACTGCTAATCAAAAAGCCGCAGGTCTAGAGACTAGAGACCAAGCTAAGACTTTCATCTATGCTTTCCTATATGGAGCGGGAGATCAGAAGCTAGGCTCTATATCTGAAGGTGGTGTTAAAGAAGGTAAACGATTGAAGACGTCGTTTATGAATAAGACTCCTGCTATTAAACATTTAACTGAAGCAGTATCTCAAGCAGTGTCTAGTAAAGCTTACCTTGTTGGTTTAGATGGTCGTCATCTACCTTGTAGGTCAGCACACTCAGCACTCAACTTATTACTACAATCAGCGGGAGCTGTCATTATGAAACAAGCTACTGTTCAGTTCTCTAAGATCGCCAAGAAACCTTACGAGTTACACGCCAACGTTCACGACGAAGCACAGTTTAGTTGCCTACCAGAACACGCTGATGAGCTTGGTCAGAATTTTGTTGACTCCATCGTAGAGGCAGGCAAGATACTAAAATTTAATTGTCCACTTGACGGAGAGTACAAGATAGGACACAACTGGAAAGAAACCCATTAACATATATGCAAACAACATTCACAGTAACACAAACATTCAAAGTAACAGCCAATACGTTAGCCGAAGTAGAATCAGCAGTAAGCTCTGATGATTACTCAGACGTTGACATTGACTTAGATAAAACTAAAACAATTATAGAACCCGCAATATGAGTAAAGCAGTATTAGATGGCGATATGATCGCTTACCGAGCCGCATTCGGTTCGGAACACGAAATACGATGGGATGATGACTTGTTCACATTACATCTCGACCTTAACGAAGCCTTAGATAAAGTACACACAGCTCTTGTTGCTATACTACATAAGCTAAATACTACAGACTACGTTACTGTATTTAGTCCTTCTAAAACATTTAGGCACGATTTAAGTCCAAGTTATAAAGCTAATCGTAAAGATAAACGTAAGCCATTAGGTTTAAAAGTTTTGATGCACGAAGTTTATGAAATACATAATGGTATACGTCACGATGACATTGAAGCTGATGACTTGATTGGTATTCTATGTACAGGTGATGATAGTTGCATCGCTGTAAGTGGCGATAAAGACTTTGCTACATTACCTTGTAAGTGGTACAACTTTCTTAAAGACGAACTGTCTGAGCGTACTGTAGAAGAAGCTAACTATAATCATTTAATACAGACACTCACAGGTGACTCTACAGATGGTTATATGGGAGTCAAAGGTATTGGCCCTAAGACTGCCGAGAAACTACTTAAATCAAAAGGTGCTACGTGGGAGTCTATAGTTGACATTTATGAATCAAAAGGTATGACTGAAGAGGAAGCATTACTAAATGCACGTTTGGCTTATATTCTTAGATCGGACGACTACGACCTCGAAACCAAACAAATAAAACAGCTATGGAATCCAAATCAATAATACCAGATACAGGAGAACGCTCTAACTTTGAGACTGGAGCAGTTCGTGATGCAATGGAGGGAAAAGGCTTACCTTCATTATTGCCCCTAGAATCCCTCAGAAGGGCCTCTAAGAGGTTCGAGGATGGGGCGACTAAGTACGGTCGAAATAACTGGCAAAAAGGCATACCTATGAGCCGTTATGTGGACGCTCTGTACCGTCATCTTTGGCAATTTATGGAAAATGACCAAAAAGAAGACCACGGAGGGGCTATTATTTGGAATGCTATGTGTCTAGTACAGACGCAAAAGTGGATAGAAGAGGGTAAATTACCCGAAAGTTTAAACGATATTAATTAAATAAAGGACTAATATGAAGAACCCAACTATTCCCAAAGAAATAATTGATTATTTAGAGGAGTTATATCCACCTATGGATCATACTCCTTCAACTCCTGTAAGGGAAATCGATTACTACAACGGTAAAAGGCAAGTTATTAATCACTTACGCTCTCGCTATGTAGAGCAAAACGAAAACATACTAACTCGAGAAATATAATATTATGTGTATGCCAAAAGCACCCAAGATCCCAGATCCGATTGCACCACCTCCAGCTCCTCCGCCTCCTACTAAAACAGCTAAGAAGGTAGAAGAAGTTAAGAAGAAACCTGGACAAACAGGTAGTCGTGGAACTGCCGCTCTTACAGTGCGTCGTCCATCGACGAATGTAAATTCAGCGGGTTCTGGAGCAAATATATCTTACTAATAGATGATAAATAGCACGGCTCAAGAGATCTATACTGTCCTAGAAGGCAAGCGGCATCAATTCCTAGATCGTGCCCGTGATTGCTCTAAACTGACTTTACCCTACATTCTTCCAGAAGAAGGATTTGGCTCGCATAGTCGCTTAGAAACCCCCTTTGCGAGCGTTGCGGCACGCGGAGTAAATAACCTCGCCAGTAAATTATTGTTAGCACTCCTACCCCCGAACGCTCCTTTCTTTCGCCTTCAAGTGGATTCCTTTGCTCTTAAAAGTGAAGGAGCACCCGAGGAGCTTATTAGTTCCATAGAGGCTCAACTCCAACAAGTAGAGGAGGCAGTCATGGATGAGGTCTCAAGAGAGACTTATCGTACTGCATTACACGAAGCCCTAAAGCACCTAATAATCACAGGTAACGCACTTATGTACATTCCAGATACTGGTGGAATGCGTGTGTTCCACTTAGATAGGTATGTAGTAGAAAGAGATCCTATGGGTAATATTATCTATATTGCCACAAAGGAGAATCTTTCATATTCCGCTTTAACTCCCGATATGCAAGCAGTATGTGGTCAAGAGGGTGCAAGTCCCGACGACGACGTCGAACTATATACAGCAGTATGTCGTAAGAAAAATAAGTGGGAAGTATTCCAAGATATAAATGGAGTACGTGTACCTAACTCTGAAGGTACTTATAAATTAGACAAATGTCCTTTTGTACCATTAAGGTTTTCTCGAATTGATGGAGAGCATTACGGACGTGGTTATGTAGAAGAATACCTAGGAGACATTCAGAGTCTTGAAGGATTAACTAGAGCTATCGTTGAAGGTTCTTCAGCGTCAGCTAAGGTCTTATTCCTTGTAAACCCTAACGGTACAACTAGACCTAAAGTACTAGCAGAGTCTCCTAATGGAGCTATAGTACAAGGTAACGCTCAAGATGTAACTGTATTACAAGTACAGAAACATAATGACCTAAGAGTAGCCCAAGAAACTATGGGAGCGATCAAGGAAAGACTTGGTCACGCTTTCTTGTTAACAAGTGGTACTGTACGTAATGCAGAGCGTGTCACTGCTGAAGAGATCAGAATGCTCTCTATGGAGCTTGAGAATGCTCTAGGTGGTGTATATAGCTTATTTAGTACAGAGCTCTCTATGCCTATGATACATCGTATTATGGCTGTTATGAATAAGAAACGTCGTCTACCTAAACTACCTAAGGATGTAATTAACCCTGTCATTATAACAGGTGTAGAAGCCCTTGGACGTGGTAATGATTTACAGAAACTAGATATGTTCCTTAGTGGAGCGGCTCAGATGTTTGGCCCAGAGGTTCTCCAACAGTATGTAAATCCAAATGAATACTTTAAACGTCGTGCTACAAGTCTTGGTATTAAAACAGCAGGACTTGTAAAGACAACAGAAGAAATAGAACAAGAAGTGCAACAACAGCAAGCTATGCAAATGACTGAGAAGTTAGGCCCTTCTGGTATTAAAGCTATTTCTGACCAAGCAAAAAATCAACAACTACCAATAGAAGGCGAGTAAACTATGGAAAAAGTCGTGATAAACGAACCAACCGAGGGGGAGAATTTATCTCTCGAAGAAGAACTAAAAATGCAAGAAGAGGCTAGAGCCAAAAACGGCACTGCTGAACCTAATGTAACAGAATCAACAGAAGAACGCCCAGAGTGGTTAAACGAGAAGTTTAAATCACCAGAGGAACTAGCTAAAGCTTATGAAGAACTTGAACGAAAGCAAGGGGGAGAAGAAGAACAAGAAACCGAAAGTGAAGACGGTGACGTTGAATCCGAAAGTGACAGTTCTGATAATCCGATCAGCTTAGCTCAAGATTACTATAATGAAAACGGAGAGCTTTCCGAGGATATGTACAAAGGTCTTGCAGATGCGGGCATACCAAAAGAACTGGTAGATAGCTACATCGCAGGACAAGAAGCTATTCTTGGAAATGAAACTAAACAGATACAGGATTCCATCGGTGGGCCAGAGGTCTACGAGTCGATGGTCGAGTGGGCTCAGAATAATCTTACAGATGAGGAGATAACTGCCTACGACGACGTCGTCAGTGAAGGAACTTTAGAGCAATCTAAAATGGCTGTAGCGGGTATGTTTGCACGTTTCAAGGACGCAGGAGGTAAAGCACCAGAATTACTTAGTGGCTCAACCACTGGAAGTGCTGTAAAACCCTTTAGATCTGCCGCTCAAGTGACAGAAGCTATGCGTGATCCTAGATACCAAAATGACCCTGCATATCGTGCTGAAGTCGAGCGTAGATTAGCTGTATCTAACGCATTTTAATTGAGGACTAATATGAATAACTATGCCAGAAACAACATTAGAAATCCTCGAGAAAGGGCTCAACGCTATGACCTTAGCGTGTGAAGCGTTAACTAAACAAAACGATGTACTCAACAAAGATATAGAAGGTCTTAAAAATAAAGTGAGTCGTCTAGAAGAAAAAATTATAATTAATAAAGAATGACAACAGAATTAGTAGCAATGCTTGGTGGTGGAGCTAGTGGCTTCATCTTCAAGTTGATTGGTACGTTAGTCAATGCACAAGCATCTAACGTAGACAATCTAATTAAAAAGTCACAAGCATATACTGAAAGTGCTGATGCCGCAGATAAACGTGGTGGAGCAGGAGGTGCTTGGGTACGTCGATTCATCGTAGTCGTCGTCCTATTCGGAGTTGTTGTAGCCCCATTCTTATTAGCCCATAGTGGCGATGGAGTAACAGTAGCTAGTGAGTATAGTAAATGGTTTGGTTTCATAACTGGTACATCCTATGAGACCCTACACGGATACGTCATACTCCCAGAGATCCGTACCTCCATCATAACCATCGTATCCTTTTACTTCGGTTCATCAACTGTTAAATAATATGACTTGTTTACTTTGTGTTAACAGAACCAAGTGTCTTTGTAAATGGACAAAAAATCAGCGAAAAAAATACTCCTTGAACATCAAGAAGCACTTAGAACGTTACTCGAATCACAAGGTCTTGGTGACGTTAAAGCAGATCTTAAAGAGATTAAAGAAACTACTGAGGAAGGTAGGAAAGCTCTTAAGAAATCTTTGGTGGAGCGTATTAAGGATCTACCAGTCGTTCAAAAAGTAAGCGAATTAGGCACTGCGGGTACTGTAGCCGTAGCCACGGCGGGTACTGCACAGGTTGGTATAGCTACTGACCTTACGACTGTATTCGTAGCTGAGATTGCAGAAGACGTCGTTGAAGAGAGATTTGAAGTTCCTATGTTTATAGACAACTTCGTCGACTTCCACTCATTAAACGCTTGGGGTCAAGTAGTGATCGCTGAGAAGGTAGCTGAGATACAAGAGTTATCTAGTCCTTCCGAGGTTTCCGAACCACAACCGACACCCACTGATACTCCTGCGTCCGAGGACACCACACAGGAATCTTCTTCTTCTTCACAAGATAGTCCCGACGATAAGCCTTCTCAGAGTAAACCCACTGAATCAAGCCAAGAATCAAAAGCAGAGAAGTCAGAAACAACAGAAAATAAATCATCATCTGACGAGCCTAAGGAATCTCCAACAGAAGTCAAGAATGAACTACCTATCGTAGAGACACCTTTTGAACAGATGGGAGACGACATAAAGCCTCATTCAAGTATTAGACTAGTATCACCAACATCATGATTGACTATTTATTCTTAAATTATAAAGACGATTTACTCGCTATAGCTTTTACCTATATCGGTATTGTATCGCTTATATTAATGTTTCTCCCTAAAAACAATTTCTTTAGCAAAGTCTTCAAAGAGTTTGCTTCAATATTTACATCAATATTTAAAAAATGAGTATAACAGAACCAGAAACTAAAGAGTCCATAACTTGGATTACAATCGAACAAGATTGGGAGTGGTATTATTTTGTTCCATTACTTGATCGTGATGAATGGAGTGGTATCGACTACGACAACGTCCAATATGGATGGGATGAATTAGACTACAGATTTGGAGTCGACTACCCCGCTATCCCAGAGCCCGCTGATGCAGGCTTTGTAGGAGCTATCTTGGTTGCTATATTCGTTGCATTTACCTATTTTAAAACCCGAACAAACAAATAATAACTATGGCATTCAAAACTACATTCACTTCTAACACTTCTACTACTCTTGACTGGGTAGGTGGTGAAGGTGTACTTCTTGCAAGTGGCACATTTGGTAGTGGTAAAGTTACACTGGAGCAAGATATTAACGGAACATACGTAGCTATCGAAGACGCTGAATTATCAGCAGATGGTGGCTTCAAATTCGTTACATCTTCTAAACAGTTAAGACTTACCTACTCTGGTGGTACTTCACAGAACGTATTCACAAGCGTAACAGCGTTATCTAAATCCTAAATAAATGAACCTTATGTCTTCCCAAGTATCTCCTCTTGTGCAGAGCCTTGTCACAGCACAAGTTGCAGTAGATAAAACTATATTCGATTCAGCTTTTGCTATATATGGTACGGTAGATTATTTAGGTAATGGTAACAATGTTATTAGATTTTATAACTCTGGGGCAAGCACTACTGAAAGAGATTTCACAGCAACAGAACTAACTGATGGTACTTATACAACTTGGTTAGATGGTGCGGCTTCTAGTGGTACTAGGGTGGCTAAACTGTATAATCAGAAAGGTAACTCAGCTTTAGATCTACAACACCCAAGTTCTTCAAGCAGACCTTGGTATGAATCAAGTGAGAACACAGTAAGATTTGATCAATTAAATTATTTTAACTACGCAGTTTTGTTTACAACAAGTGCTGAATCAACATTATCTCCTTTTGAAAACAATACAACAGCAAATGACACAACTCTTGTTCTAGGTGCTAGAAAGAAAGACAGTTCATTGTACGGATTGCCTGCCTCTTCTAGAACATTGTTTGCTTTAAGAGATAGCGTTTCTCCATCATCTCCATATAATGTCCCACACAAAGCGTTAGCTATAAAGGCGGGTACGTATTCTGATGATATAGCTATTTCAGCAAGGGGTGATGACTTTACACACGTTATAGCAGAACACGATGTATTTGACCATAGTACACTTAAAACATACATAGGTGAAATCAAGAGAAACCCAGTTAGTGGTGTTACATCAACTGATATGAATTTATTTGTTAACAATACGCAAGAAGTAGATACTACTACAACTAGCTTAGATGCTGATATAGACATAGGTTCTATATATCTAGGTGACAATAAATATATAATGAAAGGTGCTCTATTGTTTAATAAGATTTTAACATCTGAAGAGAAATCAGAACTACATACTAGAATGTCACAGGATTATTAATATGCATAAATTTTTAATATACCAAACAAAAGCAGAAGCCGACTTACGAGCTGATGAAGAAGGTCAAACACGTAACTTACCTTATTGGGAAGATCCTATTAATGTGACAAGAACCTATACTGCACCTATATATACTTTAGATGGAGAGTGGGCTCTGGAAGTTACAGAGTATACTTTAACAGCAGAAGAAGAAACCCAAGTAGTGGAGGATATAAATGTAGAAAGATATGAGTAAACGTAAAGGTGTAAGCCTAAGAAAAGAACATAAAAACCCTACAGGTGGTTTAAACGCCAAGGGACGTGCTTATTACAACCGTAAAACAGGATCTAACCTAAAAGCCCCACAACCTAAAGGAGGCCCTCGTAAGAGGTCTTTTTGTGCTCGTATGAAGGGTGTTAAAGGCCCTATGAAAGACTCTAAAGGGAGACCTACACGTAAGGCTCTCGCACTAAGAAAATGGAAATGTTAATATTATGAGCTTATATAGAAATATCAATCGTAGACGTAAACTTGGAATAAGCCGTTCTAAGAAGAACTCTACAGTCTCTAAGAAATCCTACGAGAATATGAAAAAAGGATTTCCTAAAAAGAAATAATTTTGTCAACTGACTTAGACACACAGCCCGTTGCGACGGACAACTGTATGAATGACGACGTCGACCGACACCACTAACCCTAACAATAACCCTTATAAAGTAAAGGAAAAATTATGTCATTTACGACAACTACAAATGCCGCTTCACGAGTAGGTTTAGATACCAATAACTCGGGTGCAGGTAACGAATCCTTGTTCCTCAAGGTCTTTAGTGGTGAGATCCTCACTGCTTTTGAAACAGCAACAGTTATGAAACCTCTTCATACTGTTCGTACTATATCAAGTGGCAAATCTGCCCAGTTCCCAATCACAGGTATCGCTTCTGCGGCTTACCACTCAGCGGGACAGGACATCTATGCCAACGCTTCAAGTCAAATCTCTGACATCAAGAAAACTGAAAGAACAATCGCTATTGACGACGTATTGATCTCTTCAACTTTCTTAGCGAAGATTGACGAATTAATGAACCACTACGATATCCGTTCTATCTATGCTTCTGAGCTTGGTAAAGCTTTAGCTAAGCAGTTTGATTTAGCTACAATGAAAACATTGTTTGCGGCGGCTAAGACAGGTGCAAATATCTCTGGTGATACTAAAGCTGGTATCCAGTTATCTGGTACTGATTTAGATACAGACACAGAGATCATCAATGCTCTGTATGATATCGCTACTGGATTAGACGAAAACGATGCTCCTTCTGAAGGACGTTTCGCTATCGTAGCTCCTAAAACCTACAATACAATCTTAGCTTCTGGTAACAACGCTGTTAGCAGAGACTTTGGTACTGGTGGTAATATGGCTACAGGTGTAATCCAAAGTGTTGCAGGTATCCGCCTTATCAAATCAAATCACCTAGCTGACATTGCGGCTCTTGGAGACAAGACAGCGGCTTCTGGTACTAATGATGGTATCCACGGTTCAGCTTCTGTTAAGAATGATGTTGGTGCATCTGGAGATGGTTACCAATCAGACTTCAGCGGACTTGTTACAGGTTCAGCTGGATCTGAGAAATACGGTATCATTGCAGGTACTCCACAAGCGATCGGTACAGTTAAGTTACTTGATTTAGCTACTGAGTCAGAATACCAAATACAAAGACAAGGTCACTTGTTCGTTGCTAAATATGCAATGGGACACGGTGTACTACGTCCAGAGTGTGCGGCAGTTTACGAAGTAGACTAAGAATTAACCCCTCAACTCGAAGTCCTCATAGGTTTATCCCTATGGGGGCTTCCCCTTTTTTTAATAATTTATAAAATAGAATGGCATCAACGACGACGACCCCAACAACACTTACCCAATCAGTTAATATTATATTAGCTAACATCGGTGAAGCACCTGTAAACTCTGTTGCGGGTTCAGTACCCCAACAAGTTTCATTAGCTCTTAATACACTTACAGAAGTTAGTAGAGATGTACAATCAAAAGGTTGGTGGTTTAATCAACAAAGCGGTGGTAATTACAGTGAATCTGCTAATATTACATTATATGATATTAACGTAAGTAATGATTGGAATACTAACATTCCAGAAGAGGCTGTAAGATATATAACCATTAGAGCCGCTAGAATCGCTAATAGTCGTTTTATAGGAGCTGAAGAGCTTCAAAAGTTTTCACTAAATGAAGAGCTAGTAAGTCTAGCTATACTTCAACAAGCACACGTAAGAAACTCCAATGGAGTTCTAGATTTTAATTCATTCCCCTCTGAGCTTAAATCGTTAGGCGTCGACGAGGTCATGTTCCTTCAAGGTAATGTTGAAGAGAAATATGGTACACTAAGATTAGCTAGTGAAGTAGTTAATCAAGCTAAAACTAAAGCTGAGACAGAGCTACTAACAGCTCAAGAGCTTAAAACAGACGCTGAGACTACCTTAGTAACAGCACAAGAACTACAAGTAGATGCTCAAACAGCAACAGAAGCTTCTCGTAAATTAGACATAGAAGCAGATACAACTCTTAAAGGTAAACAAGGTTTACTTGTAGATGCACAAGAGTTAAAAACAGACGCAGAGACCACCTTAATAACAGCTCAAGAACTAAAGGTAGACGCAGAGACAGCAACAGAAGGTTCTCGTAAACTAGATGTAGAGGCTGACACTAC